TTGTAGCAGAACTGTCTACATATTCTGAAGAAACAATGGGTATGGCTGTAAACTATTTAAATTTTTTACAACAATATACTGATTTTGGAAAAAATAGATTAGTTAACAAACCTAAAGAAGAAATAGAAAGTGGTTTTGAAGAAAACGGAATTAAGTTAGGTTTTAGAAGTAAGATACTTGCGTTTACAACAAAAACTAATGCAGGTATTCTTAGGGGAAAGGATGCTAATATTGTACTTTTTGAAGAAGCAGGAACATTCGGTAATCTCTTAGCTACATATAATGCAACTAAAGCTCTTGTTCAAGAAGGTACTAACGTATCAGGACAAATGTTTGTTTTTGGAACAGGTGGTGATTTTGCTGGAGGTCAAGTAGATTTTGAAAAAATGTTTTATGACCCTGAAACACATGGATTTAGAGCATATCAAAATATATATGATGAAGGAAAAAGTAATACAACAATAGGTTATTTTCTTCCAGATTATTATTCTAAAGGTGGTTTTATAACTAATGGTGTATCTGAAATAGAATCAGCTAAAGCATCTATTGAACAAGAAGTTGAAAGACTTAAAAGAAGTTCAAAAGATAGAAATGCTCTTGACGCATATCTTGCAGAATTTCCTAGAACTCCTCAAGAAGCTTTTATTAAAATGGGAACTAACATTTTTCCTAAAGCTGAACTAAATCAACAGATTAACGAAATACGTAGCCGTAAAGAATTACAATATTTAGGTACTACAGGTATATTTTATACTGATACAGATGGTAAAGTTAAGTTTGAACCAAAAGATGATTTGAAACCTATACTTAATTTTCCTTATAAACCTGATGTAGATGGAGAAGGTTGCGTTATTATGTATCAACCTCCTTTTAAAATAAATGGTGGTGTTCCTGATGATTTATATTATATAGCTGTTGACCCTTATGCTATTGATAAAGGAAAAGATAAAAAGATAACTAAAAGAGACTCTTTGGGTTCAGCTTATGTTTTTAAAAGAATAAATAATTTTTCTAAACCTTTTGATTTAATTGTATGTGAATATGTAGCTAGACCAGAAAGGCATGATGATTTTAATAAAACTTTATTTGATATGGCTGAACATTACAATTGTAAAATTGTATATGAAAATGATAGAGATGGTGATATAGAATCTTATGCTAGAATTAATAAAAAATTACATAGATTAGAAGTTGAACTTACAGTTTATGACAGTAGTGACGCTCCACGTAAGCAATTAGGAAGACGTTATGGTGTGAGTATGAGTAATTTAGATGTTAAAAAAACAGCAGTAAGTTATTTAAAAGATTGGTTATTAGCACCTAGAGATAAAGATTTAAATGGAGTTCAAGAATTAAATCTTCATAAAATTTATAGTATTCCTTTACTTGAGGAAATTATTAAATTTGACTATCAAGGTAACTTTGATAGAGTTTCTGCAATGCTTGTAGCAATGCTTTATAAAAAAGAACTGTTACTTAAACCTCCAGTAAGCGAAAGAAAAACCTCAGTCTATGAAGATGAATTTTTTAGAAGGTTTGACACAGAATTTGGTAAAAATGAATTGAATCTCTAACTTTGTAAATTAAATTTAAATAATGGAAAATACTAATCAAGTAGGAATGTTGTTTGATATACCAAATCAAAATATATCTTATGCTGACAAAATAAAAGATGATTTTGCTTGGGGTAAAGTAACAATGAATGCTATAATAGGCAGGTCTACTTTTACGACTAATAGTCAAAAGATTTGGATAAAAAAACTATACGATTATTATAACGGCAATATTCATACAGATGATTATAAACTAATTACAGAACCTTTTGGTAAACCTATTGAAGGTACTTGGGGTGATGTAGAAAGTTATCCTATTATTAAAACTAAAGTTGATTTACTACGTTCTGAATATAATAAGCGTCCTAAAAAAGATATGGTTTATGTAGTTAATGACGATGTTGTTACTAACATGACTGAATCTTTAAATGAAGAAATTAATAGAACTTTAGAATCTTTATTTGTAAATAAACTTAACGAATTAGGCGTTGCTACAGGAGTTGAAACAGAAGAAGTAGAATTACCTGAAAGAGTTAAAGAAAATTTTGAATCTACTTATTTAGATAAAAGAGCTATTATTGGTCAAAACGCAATTAACTATATTAAAGTTCAACAACATTTAGATGAAAAATTAGATTTAAATTTCTTTCATTGGTTAGTAAGTGGAGAAATTTACTCTCACAAAGATGTAGTTCATAATGAAGTTGTTTACGAAACAGTTAACCCACTTGATATAGATTTTGATAAAGACCCTGATATACAATTTGTTGAAGATGGAGATTGGGTAGTAAGACGTAAATATATGCATCCTTCATCTATTATAGATACATTCTATGATATACTTGATGAAAAACAAATTAAAATGATTGATACTTTAGCTGTATCAGGACCAGCACTTACTTCTAACTCTTCTATATTTTTTGATAGAAGTTTAAATAATAAGAGATGGTCTAGGTTAATTGAAGTAATGCACATATGTTGGAAATCTCGTAAAAAAATTGGTATTGTTGACTTTATAGATGAAATGGGTCAACCTCAATCTTTAGAAGTAGATGAATTATACAAAGCAACTCCTGACCAAAAACTTACATGGCATTGGGTAAGTGAAGTGTGGGAAGGTTACAGAATAGGTTTAACAATGTTTGTTAAAATTAGACCTTTACCTAATCAAAGAGGTAACTTAGATAATTTATCTAAATGCAAATTACCTTATAATGGTAGAATTATGTCTAATGTAAACTCTACAAATATATCTTTAGTTTCTTTAGGAATACCTTATCAAACTTTATATAATGCTACTTTTCATCGTCTTAAATTAGCAATGGCTAAAATGAAAGATGATATGGCTTTGATTGATATTAATTGGAAACCGTTAGGTTGGTCAATGGATAAATGGTTAGAATATGCTGATAGAGTAAGTATGTTGTTTGTCGATTATAGCAAAGACAATGTTAAAATGAATGCTACACATCAGACAAGACTTCAGTTAGCTTCTCAAACTATTAAAATGTACACAGATTTGTTAGCATTTATTAAAAATGAATGGGAAGAAGTTTGTGGTATAACAAGACAAAGAGAAGGTCAAGTTCAATCTTCTGAAACTGTAGGTGGTGTAGAAAGAGCAGTATTGCAAAGTTCTTTAATTACTGAAACTTACTTTACTCTTTTTGAACAATTTAAACAAAGAGATTTAGAAGGTTTAATTGATTATTCTAAAATAGCTTGGCTTAATGGTAAAAAAGGAAGTTATGTAATGCCTGATTCTACTAACATAGTTTACATGGATATTAATGGATTTGAGCATTGTGAAACTGAATACGGTATTGCTATATCTAGTTCAAGTAAAGAACAAGAAAGAGTTAATACAATTAAACAACTTGCTCAACCAATGATGCAAAATGGTATTGCTGCTTCTACTATTGCTGAAGTATTAGATTCAGAAACTATATCTCAAGCTAAAGTTAAACTTAAAGTTGCTGAACGTAAGTTACAAGAATACAATCAATTAGTAGCTCAACAAGAACAAGAAGGTGAAATGGCTTTAGCAGATAAACAAAGAGAAGTTATTGAATTACAACATCAATATAACTTAGAAGCTATTGATAGAAAAGGAGAATGGGATTTACGTAAAACTGAACTTACTGCTTTAGGTATGGATGAAGGTGATGATAATGTTGCTATTCAAGAATCTATGATTGAAGCTGGTTTAAAAGAAAGAGAATTAGCTTTAAAGAATAAACAAATTGATTCTAATATTATGAATGATTTGTCTAGACAACAGCATGAGAAACAAATGAAAGAAAAAGAAATGCAATTAAAGAGAGAAGAAATGAAAAGTAAAGAAAGAATTGCAAAGAGTAAACCTAGAAGTAAGTAGTGTTATATATATAAGAGAAATTAAAACTTAATAAAACAATAAAATAACAAATTAACTTTGTATTAGAAAATGACAGACATGATTGAAAACGAAGGGTTAGACGAATTAGATTTTGACATATCTAAGGTAGACGTAAACCCGACAGGGGTTGTTCCAAAAACGGAATTAGACCCTGAACCAGCTCCAGAACCTCAACCAGAACCTAAGAGAGGTAGACCTAAAAAAGTTGAGAAAATTGTAGAGCCAGAACCTGAGCCAGAACCAGAACCAAAATTAGATGAAGAAGAAGAACCAGAAGTTACTTCTAATTTGTTTTCTGCATTAGCTCAAAGTTTAGAGCTAGAAATGGAAGAAGAATTTGAAGAAACTGAAGAAGGTCTTTCTGCATTTGTTCAAAACGCTGCTGATAAACTAGCAGACAAAAAATTGAATGGATGGTTAGAAAGTTTACCTGAAGTAGGTTCTAACTTTTTTGATTACCTTCAAATGTTAGGTCCTGATGCAAAGGAAGAAGATATACAAAAGTTCTTTAGTTCAGTTAAACCAGAAATTGATTATAAATCAATTGATTTAACTAACGAAGATGCACAAAAAGCTGTAATGCGTACTTTTTATAAAAAGATGGATTACAATGATGAAGAAATTAAAGATGCTATTGAAGATTTAGAAATAGCTGGTACTTTAGAAAAATCATCAAAAGTTGCTTCGACTAAATTAGCTGCTTCTCAAGAAAAAGAAAGAGCTGCTTTAATTGAAAAGACAAAAGCTGAAGATACAATTAAAAGACAAAGAATACAAGAATATTGGAATACTATAGATTCTACTATTAAAAGCGGTAGAGTTCATAATTTTAATATTCCAGTTGCAGAACAAAAAGTTATGTTGGAATATATGTCAAAACCAACTAAAGCTGGAATTCCGCAACTACAAGAAGATTTAAATAATATGAGTGTTGAAGACAGAATAGCTTTAGCAATCGCAGTAAAAAATAAATTTAATTTAAATAAATATATTACTGCTGCTGTTAAAACTCAATCTGCTCAAACTTTAAGAGAAAGATTAGCTTCGGGACAAACTAAATTGAAAAATGGTAATGTTCCTAAAGGTGGTATTTCTGACGATATATTATTTGATATAAAATAAACACTTTAAAAAAACAAATAAATAAAAAATGGCACAATTTCTAATGGACCAAGTGTGGAACGAACAAATGAAAAGCAATGATGCTTCTTTTGCTCGTTTAATTAACGCACAACCTGACAAAATCGCTCCTGTACTCACACATATGATGGGTCAAGAGAGTTCACGTTTCCCTCTTATGTACCTTTCTGAAGGTATGCAAGCTATTCAAGAAGTAGATGGTGACGAATTCGAGTATGATGTAATTGGACGTATGATGAAAGCAGTTCCTTTACAAGCTCCTCCTACTGGTTCTTATTCTACATCTTTCGGTGTATCTGGAACTGAAGCAACTTTATTCTTCAACGAAGGTATTTTCCCTGTAGGATATACTATCCTTTCTCCTTTAGGTTATCAATTACGTATTACTAGTAGAGATAACGCTAACGGTAACTGGGCTTACAAAGTAAAATTAGTAGCTAAAAATCTTTCTGAAACTTTACCTGCAAGCGAATTAGCAACTGGTGCTTTATATGCACTTGGTTGGAATTCAGTAGCAAGTTTTGGTTCATTCGGTAGCTTATCTACTAGCACTGCTCCTGTTAAAGTTCGTGGTGATGTAGGTACTATTCGTAAAGGTTACGCTTATGAAGGTAACATTAAGTATCGTAAAGCTAAAACTGTACAATTAGACACTAAAGGTGGAGGTACTAAAGAAATGTATTGGCCTTACGAAGAATATCAGCATAACTTAAGTTTCCGTATTGAATGTGAAACTAACTACTGGTATTCAAAATCTAATCGTGATGCTTATGGTGTTATCAACGAGCGTGATGAGCAAGGTAATCCTATCGTAAGGGGTGCAGGTATGTTTGAGCAAATTAGTAATAAAGATACTTATGGTACTTTAACTGCTGATAAAATTGACCAAACAATTCGTGATACTTTCTACGGTATGAGTGATGCTGAAAATAAAGTAATTACTCTTTTCACTGGTGTTGGTGGTCGTATGGCTTTTGACAAC